TAGTCCAAAAGTTCCCCCTATATTTGCACCGCATTTGAGAGAGAATGCGGGTTCAAGGAAGTTTGGGTGAGTGGCTGAAACCACCAGTTTGCTAAACTGCCGTACGGGTTACCGTACCGGGGGTTCGAATCCCCCAGCTTCCGCAAGATTCTCTAAATAAAAAGAGCTAAGTTTTATAGACTTGGCTCTTTTTAAATCTATCAAAAGCCGGTGGGTTCGTCTAACGGTTAGGACACATGCCTCTCACGCATGTAATACGAGTTCGATTCTCGTACCCACTACTCACTGATTATCAGCCTCTTACTTCATCGTAGGAGGCTTTTTTATTGCATTTCTTTTCTTTCAAAGTATCGTTTTTGCATGGTTTTTAAGGGTATTTTCAAGTAGTTCAATGCAAATTTAATGCAAATTATTTGCTGCTTAACAAGCTACCTTTTCCCTTATTCATCGGCATATATACACTAAAACGATAAGAATATGGCAACAGTTTATTTTCATTTAGACACACGCAGAAAAAAGAATGACGGTTCTTTTCCCATTAAATTGTACCTTAGACACAAAGGACAAATAGTATTAGGAACTGATTTCAGCGCCACTCCCGAAACTTGGACAGGAACGGAGTATAACAAAAGCGCAAAGAATTACAAAGCTAAAAATGTAGCAATCCGCAACCTTATTAACAGAGTTGAAATGATAGTAGTCATACTAGACAACAATCAAAAGTTAAAAGGAATGAGCGATAAATCGCTAAAGGAATACATTGTTAGGTCTATAAAAAACGAATCAACTAGCAAAACATTCATAGAATACATAGACGATTTCATTTCAACAAAAACAAAACAAAATACAATAGATACCTATATAACAACTAAAAATAAGATCATCGCCTACGATCCGCAATGTACGTTTGAGACAATGACAAAAAAATGGCTAGAATCATTCGAAAAATGGATGTTAGATAATGGATTGAAAATAAACTCCTGCTCCATCAACCTAAGAAACATAAGGACCATTTTCAATTATGCAATTGATAATGACGAAACTGAACTGTATCCATTCAGAAAATTCAAAATAGCAAGAGAGGGAACTAGAAAGCGCTCATTAAAAGCGGAGCAGCTTATTACACTAAGAGATTTCAAAGGGGAAGAATATCAAAAGCAATACCAAGACATGTTCATGCTAATGTTTTACCTAATTGGGATAAACGGAATAGATTTATTTCATTTAAAGGGTATCACAAATGGACGTATTGAATACAAAAGGGAAAAGACTGGAAAACTTTATTCTATAAAAGTCGAGCCGGAAGCAATGGAGATAATAAACAGGTATAAAGGGAAAGAATATCTTTTGAATATATTGGAAGATAACAACTATAACTATCGAAAGTATATGACGGCAATGAATAGAGGACTGCAAAAACTTGGCGACTTCGAAAGAAAGGGACTAGGCGGGAAAAAGATAAGAGACGTTTTATTTCCTCAAATCACGTCGTATTGGGCACGCCATACATGGGCGACAATTGCCCATAAGATAGGAGTATCAAAAGATGTTATCTCTCTAGCTCTAGGTCATGAGTATGGCTGTAAAACAACCGGGATTTATATTGATTATGATTTAGAAAAAGTAGACAACGCCAATCGACAAGTATTAGATTACATAAATTCATTAAAATAATCCACTTAACGCTTGTATAATATACAAATGTATATTATCTTTGTAGAGTCAAATTAAAACACATAATAATAATGAGTAACGAAACAGATTATCTAATCAGCTTGTTAATGCAGAACAAAGCGAAAAAGAAAATGCTCGACTTTGTTTTTGAGAATAACAGCGATGCAGACGAAAAGAAAATGAACGCTATTCTCGATGAAAAACTAAGAGTTGAAAAGAATATCGAAAACATTGAGAAAGCATTAAAAGAACTAGAAAAGTAAAAATCTTCCTCCCAGAAATGGGAGGAATAAAAACTATAAATATGGAAAAATTAAAAGATGAATTAAAAAAACTACAGGAGCTTCTAAATAATCCGACACCGGAGAATGAGGCTATGTATCAAAGTAAGTTTATCGAAATAAAGAATAAATTTACCTCTAAAGAGGATGCAAATATTATTGCCGATTTTATCCTTAACGGATATAAAGAAGTCAATGAAGAATTAAAGGAGATAGAGCACGAAATCAGTGTGCGCAAACAATTAGAAGAAGTTAAAGACGTTATATCTTTGTCGTATATCGCTAAGAAATATTTCGGAAAGTCCCGGCAATGGCTAAATAACAGGATAAACGGATGTATCGTCAATGGGAAACCCTGCAAGTTTAGTGAGGAAGAAAAAGAGCGTTTAAACTATGCTTTATCGGATATATCTAACTTATTAGGCTCGATCCGCATACTCTAATGCGTTTTAATTTGACACTAACCCCGCAATTCGAGCCGTTGCGGGGTTTTCTCATACCCATCATAATTAACAGTTATCTAGAAAATATCAATAAGATTTTATACAGTCTTATAAAAACTAGTATCGACAACCTTCATATTTCTCCATCTATGTAATAATCCAAGGACTACTTGAACGGATTCCTATTTTTTTCACTTCACCCTCATTAGAGAAAGATAGCGCTCTCTTATTTACCACAAGATAAGCCATTTGATAACGTTCTAGTTCGAATAATCGACGTTCTAACTTTCCCATTTTTGAATATTTATAGTTCTTTTCTTTTTCTGTTAAATGTATATCTTTATCAATCTCAGTCTTTTGCATATCGAATTTTCCTCTTATATCTTCATAACTATACGAAGTAGGATCAGTCCATTTAAAACAGGAAGCCAACAACTGACAATAGTTTTCTTTTTCATTTACAAAAACAACAGGTAATGCCAAATTATCAAATGTGCTACAAGGAAATTCCCAATCATCATTTATATGAACAGAAGTATAATAAACACCTAAAATAAACTCGAACAAGTCATACTCTTTATCTTTATACTTATTTCTATTTTGGGTAATAATATATTCAATTATAAGTTGAGGAATTATGTATTCTGGTTTGAAGAAAGAATCACGATTCAATACATATACAGAAGAGCTGAGAATAAGAGGTATTTTTTTCAATACCATACTAAGCCTACCATCTTTCAAATCTTCTTTTTTAGGTATTCTTAAATCTAAAACAGGAAACTTCTCATTAACGACAAATAGGGATACCATCATATCATCAAATCGAGGTTTCCTAAGCTCTTCCCAACAAGCGTTGATACTTGATCCCAAATATAGACATGGATATCCGGGAGCACTATAACGCTGCGTCTCAACTATCCCTCTTTTATCAAGAGGAATATGAAACATCTCTGTATAAGATTTTCGCCCATTAGTTTTAAAAACTCTAGCTCGATAAAACAAAGAATCTGGTAGAATTGTTAAATAACCATCACTATATAAAACATCTGACAATATTTCTTCTATACATTGATATGCAACACTATACATGCCTTCAAAATACGCCTCTATACATGTCTCTATTTTTATATTACATGATTTTACATAGCTTATTACATCATCAATATCAGGACATAACTCTTTCTTATGTAACTCTAATAAATCTACATAAGATTCTAAAGCACCCACTAAAACATCTCTAAAATCTCCTTTATCATATTTTAAAGGTACTAGTTTCTTCAATTCAGTATAAAATTCGTCCATACATTCTTTTTTTTATTGTTATCCACAAAAATACTAGAAAATATATTATCTGCGAAAATCACCACCTCACAATAATATATAAAAAGCCCCGACTACACTTAGTCGAGACTCATTCTTTTGGAATAAATAACGTATTACCTCTCGATTTCGAAAACTAGCAACTTTCCGTAGAGAGATGATGCAATGGACACCCACGTCCATGAACAAATATACTAATTATTTTTTAGATTTGAATATTATCTGACCGATTATTATCAGAGTAAACAAGATTATAATTCCGAACGCCCACCCGCCCAACTCCATTTTAATAGATTGCCATCGGCTTAACTGTTTTTCGACCGGGTAGGGAGTTTGAATAGAATCGGTTTTAACAATCGTGTCAGTACGATTCATTGTTAGGTAGCGATACAAATACTTATATTTGTATTGATAAACCGTATCACCCTTCACGAGCATATAAATACTGTCTCGTTGATAGACGCTATCAAACCGGATGCTATCACGCGTCTTATATTCGGTGCGCACGGACTCAACCGGGATGTATTGAGTTCGGCAGGACACGAAACATATTGCTAATATCAGCAATATGATAATATAAATCAGTCGTTTCATGGTCGAACTACTGTATTACGCAAGAAATTAGGAAACTCGGAGCGTACATCAAAACAGGGGCACGCCTTAATGTATTCTTTCGGCTCTACCTCGCCGCTTCCGTCCAGATCGGGCGAAGTATCACGATGTCCGAGAACCTCGATAATATCATACTCCTTGCAAAGTTCTGCAACTAGTTGCCGCAATGTTGCCTTTTGCGATGGCGTCCGTGTATCTGCGGGTTTTCCATTTGCATCCAAGCCGCCGATGTAGCAAACACCGACACTATGTTTATTGTAAGATGATTCGCTAAAACCTTTCGTATTACAGTGCGCCCCGTCAACCGTTAAAGATCGCCCTTTTTCTATCGTGCCATCAATCCGAATAACATAGTTATATCCGATTTGGTTAAATCCGCGCGCCCGGTGCATACGATCAATATCTTTTGCAGTTAAATCCTGCCCGGCACGTGTAGCTGAACAATGGATGATAATCGAGTCTATTTTATTCATTGCTTTCCTTTTTGTTTTGATTTTTAATTGTAATTGGTCTACGTGGTGGAGTTCTCCGGCTGCACTCGCTGTCTGGTCTGTCACATCGGTTATGTTCCGCATCCTTCAAAGCTAATTCAAGCTCGTAGTATTTACGCATCCAGTCTTGACACTCTGCCTGTGCGGTTCTCCATTCGCGATAAATCGTATCTACTTTCTCATCCCGTTGTTTTAATCGCTCGTCGTATCGCTCGATCTGCTTGTTCAGATTATCAATGATAGAAAGCAAGTTTTGCAACTCCATCGAGTCTGCCGTAGCCTTTTCCTTTCGAGCGTTCGTTTTTCGATTTGCTAGAAAAGTAACAGTAAAGCGGATCGCCTCTAATCCTCCTAATGCACCTATGATTTTTATCCATTCATCCATGTCTTTTATTTGTAGCCTTGTTCGTCTGTTTTAGGTAGCTCTATTCGGCAGTCAACGACTCATTTACCTCCTGCAAGATACTTTCAAACATGGTAATATGCGGTGCTATTTCAACATCCTCAGGGAAGTTCATCGACTTATTGCCGCTTTCGAATGACATACAACCTGAATAGGATTGATTCTCGGCATTACCCTTATAGATGTTACATGACATGCGGAGTAGGTTCTTTCCATTATACACGTAAGAAACGTGATACTCATACTCACCGCCTTTTGCAGTAGATTCGACCTGTGTAGTTCTCAAATTCTCTGTTAAATACTTTGTTTTCATAAATTCTGTTTTTAAAGTGATTAATAATATATAGTTCTATAATATATTTTTTGTGCTAAATCATTCTTTCGCAAGCGCTTCATTAACCGCTATCTGCACGACTGCGACAAAGTTAGTTCTCACGTATTCCTTGATGCGTTCCGCTTCGTCTGTTGACAATTCGACCTCACCATTTTTATAGATTCTCTGCGCTAACTCCAATTCCCCCAGATCGGCGGTTTTCTGGTAGATAGTATTACCTAACTCCTTACTTATATCGAAAGTACTCTTATTCCCTTCGATGTCTGTTACTTCGATTTTTCTAAAGTCTATTTTCATAATGTTTTGTTATTAACCCATACCAAATAAATTATTTACTCCGCTTTGCATAGCTCCTGTTACAAAGATCTTAAAAGACCAAGGAGAAATTTCAGTTTTAGCTTGACTAGCATAATTGAGACTTATTCTTTTTGTGTAACTTGAGTTATTGATTAATACTATCATTTTTTGTGTACTAGCATCGCAGACACAAGCGATATAATTAGTATTTCCGGATAATATGATACAGTCTACAGGTTGTCCATTATCTACCGGATATACATGTCTGACTCCTGCATTTCCAACTCCGTATACATGGAAGTATATTTCACCTGTATCATAACCATAATACTCCATCTTTGTCATTTTACTGTGTCCAAATTCGCCCCTACACCATAAATCTGATGTATAAAAACGAAATGATCGCTTTTCTGTAGAATTATATCCTTGATGATATAAGTCACCAGAAATCCATGTTCTTGAAAAATTAATATTCAATGATGACGGAACATTATCACCAGAACCGGAAGTATTAAAAGAAATCGTGCCTCGTGTTATACCGCTATCATCTATTCCACGTAATTCTTTAAACGAACCTGTCACACCGTCTATTTTTCTAACAGAGAGGTTTTCGACGTCGATAAAATCCGTTTTAATCTTTCCGTTTTCAATAAATGTCTTATTTCCGACCAACACACACCCATTATTTGGAAGTGAAATCTTTCCTTCTGCTGTCAGTTCTACTCCCGTAACATTGTGCTTAATCGATCCGCCTTTCATTAACCATCCTTGCGTCTTTGACAGATTACCAACAAACAAGCCGGATGTACCTAGTATGTCAATCGTAGCGTTTTGGGCTACTAGTAACTGCGTAGCGACATTAATAAACTCATTAAATAGAGTCCATTTTGTTGAGTCGAAGGAACTGGAAGATGTATGACTCGTTTTACAGGAATAAGTATTTCCATTATAAATGACCGTATCCCGGTATTGGGAATTATTCACGTATGCCGTACTCGCTTTCCATTCACCACGCGGACGAATAAGAGCGCCGGGCAATCCTGTTGCACCCTTATCCCCTTTGTCACCCTTGTCGCCTTTCACCTTCGTCCAAGTATAAGCAGAAAACGTATTGCTGTCTGCCGCCGTGAAGTCGGTGTATTGTCCGATGTACGCGCCCGGAGTCTCACCATTGTTAGCCGTGAACGTCGTACCATTATCCGAGTATTTGATATGCAGATAGGTAGTCTTACCGTCCGCTCCGGTCGGTCCTTTGATACCTTGATCTCCTTTGGGTCCCTGCGATCCTTTCAACTGCACCCACTTGTACGAAGCGTACCCGGTCGGAGCGGTCGAACTAGTTGTTACAGCAGTTCCGATATAAGTGTTCGGAGTATCAGACATCGGATTACCGTTCGAGTTGGCAGAGTACTTCACATGGAAGAACTGTGATGTGCCGGGAATACCTTGCGATCCGGTAGGACCTGTATCACCTTTAGGACCTGTCGCACCTGTTGCACCCTTATCCCCTTTGTCGCCCTTGTCCCCTTTCACACCTGTCTCTCCCTTAGAAGCATATTTAAGCCAATCCGTAGAAGTGTCTGACGGTTCTTGAACTGTCTTGTCCGCAATACATATCCATGTACTACCATTGTGTGTTACTTCATCATAATACCAATATGTACCAGATGTCCAAATGCCCTTAAAAGCGGGTACAGGAACTTCGGTTATCCCATCGTTAGATAATTGTTTGATAGTTCCGGTCATGTAGATATTGCGTAAATACGCACTATGTCCGGTCATATCAATACCGAATAGTTTCAAATTAGACAAGTCGCCTAATTGCATCGCGATCATGTCTTTTGTAATCTCCCAATTATTCACACCTACAAGATAACGGGAATAACTTTGCGTTGAGTAGCTAGACTTCTGCCGATCCGCATTCGTGAAGTTACCATACGCTACGAAGTGCATCAACTTAGTAGGATGATAAGAGAAGCCACTTCGAAGTACATATTTAAAAGTCGAATCGCTTAGTTTTTCGGTTATACGAAAATAAGCTGTCAGAAAGCCCGATTTGTTATTGAATATACCTTTGCAAATATCATCAACCGCTAAGCTTGCCAATTCGCCCGGTTCTAGTTTAAGAGTAATGATCTTGTTAGTCGTATCAATCGATTCAATGATACCGCCGCCCGGCGCGTTCCATTCTTCCCCGGCTATAACAGACACACGGTTATATCTTAGTTCGTCAGCCTCTAAAAATTCATTAACACGAAGCGATTTAAACTCTGCATCACCGGAAGCCTTGATTATCCATCCTAGCAACTTAGACGCATAATTAGCAGAGGAAATATCACCGGAAAACTTTGCGATACAAGCTGTCAAAGTCCCTATAACATCAATCCCACCTTTAAAGTGAATTAATTTTTCGGCAGTATCTTCTACAACTTTACTTAAATACTTTGCATCCGCGACTTCTTCCGTAGATACCTTGTGTAGTTTAAAATGATTCCTGCCATCCTCTTTAGAGATCGTTTCATCTTCAACCAAAAGATATAAACTCTTATCGCCTTTTACCGATATTGCCTGACCAAAATAGGGTACATAAGCCTCTGCATCTGTGTTACGTGCATATCTTAACGCATCTTCCATACTGTTCCAAGTATCAGTTGCATCGATGGGACGATCCGATGTCCTCCGATATTGGATCGCCAGACTAGCACCCGGTATATTTAAAGATGCTAAACCGGATAACAGGACATTAACTAAATTATCTTTATTCATTGTCATATAGTCTTAAAAGTAAATGTATCAGCGTCATTTGTCATAACAGATTTTATAACCCACATCTTATATGTAATCGCTTCACTACCGTTTGCTCCTTCTACCTTGATCTCGGAAGGTCCAGTACAAACGCCTGTATCCTCTATAAAATTACCCGGATAAGATGTCAATGTTAGTTCTTTTATCGTATCAGCCGGAATACAGATCACAAACATTTTCCACTGTCCTACAGGAAATTTATATATCCCTGCACCCTTATACAAGCCATTGGATAGTAACGAACGAACTTCCAATGAATTAGAAGGAATAGAGCTGCATACACCCGCAAACCATTTACGGAGTACATTAACACTAATCTTACTATTCAAAGTTATTTCGTCCAAATCATCACTCGCGGCAAAAACAGCCGTAGCGGTGTAGGTTTCTCCCTTCGTATAATTCCCTGTAAGACGACGTATTGCTGTTTGTGCAGCATTGACTTCCGAAGAGAACTCTAGTACATTCTCTTCGTTGTCATCATAATACGATTTAATCATAGCGCCGTTATCGTTGCGTGTTGCCGTATAAGTAAGTATACCCTTTGCCGATCCGTATTCTACATCGTTTGCTGTCGACAGCTTGCCTACAAGTGTAGCAGGAACAGGTTTATATAGCATTTTGCGAAATATTTGCTCATACCCCGTACCCTGCTTAAAGATAGCGCCCGGTGATATGTGCCCGGTCTGAGGCGCATTGACACGAATTTCTTTTGTTAATCCCGTATCGGAAACAGGACCGGAACTAGAAGAAGATTGAGAACCACCGCCGGAATTAAATATAGTAGTCCCGACGGGATAGTTCTTTGATCGTGGCAATGCAGGGATAGCCTTATTCTTTATTTGTATAGCCATTAGTTTGTATCATTTTACAGGTGAACTGTTCTGCCGCAAAGTCTATTTCACCACCTGTAACGATGAAGTTTTTCCCATTCATATAATTGTCTGAAATCACAGATATAGGTGTAATAGATTCGCTATTCTTTAATACCTGTGTTAGCTTTATTTTGGTAGCTCCGTATTGGTTAATTATCCTTCTTATTAGTTGTTCTTCTGGACGTACTAAAGCGTTTTCGATGGATGAATAAAGATTATCCCTTAAATAGTCACTCCCTAACATTACCTTACTGTAACACGCTCCGTCATTATTGTAACTTGATATTTTAAATTCTATTTCATCAAGAGGATTAATATAGCTTTCATTCACTACATTCTCATAAATCCGATCCGAATTATTCTCTTCGATGTTATTATTATCTATGACCTTCTTTTTAAAATCTATTTTTATATCTTTTAAGAAAAAGCCATATCCGGACACTCCTCCCGGGAGCCATACCTTTTTTAAAATTTCAAATTCTAATTGTCCGAACAGATTAATATTGTTCGGAATCTCGATCACGTATCCGACCAAACCTTCGTAGGGCATACTTAGAGTTTTAGTATTTTCGTTTTTTACCCATTCATCCGGCTTCTTTAATTTAAAGTCCAAATCAAAAGTCAAATCTAGTCCCGTCGGTTTTGTAGTGGATTTAACCCAACCATTATTAGTGTAGTAGTAGTCACCTACAATTAATCTACATGCTATCTCCGTGCCAAAGACACCACCAGAATTATATTTCTCATACGATGTCATATTACTAGCATTCAATGGATGACTATATGACATACTGATACCGAAAGCTCCATCAAAGTACTTAATTGGCTTATTATCTTTAAATTTCAATAGAGGCGATCCGGTTCCTAATTGTTTGGGAACCGTTATCATTGGTGGCTTCCAATCTGGGTCCTCTTGTTCGTCACCTGTGGGCGGAACAGTGCTCGGATACGTGTAGTTGTAATCCGATACTAATTTAAACTGATAAAGATATTCCCAATTATAATCAGAGATATTTGGTTTGCCGTCATTCACTTCGTACTCGCACCTCTTAGCACAATAACCGCCTAGAAAATATCGTGTAGGTTCGTCTATGTACACATTGGTTACGCTCTCGTCTACTAAATTACAATAAGGCTTATTATCATTGAGATTCTCATAGCGTGGGAGTTTAAACACCTTGCTCTTTAGATACTGCCTTGTTTCATAATACTGTTTATAATTATAGGTTTTCCTTTCAGCAAACGTACTCAACTTCTTAAATTCTTCCTCCGATATAATATCATTGTAACAATAATTACTACACTTTATTGTCGCTTTGTTATAACCGGGAAGAATATCAAGGAAGTGCTCTGAACCCGCAAAACCAATCTCGGAAACTTTGAATCGGTTAGGGGACTGCTGAGTAAAAGATGTCATATCAAGATTATACTCGTGATATGTTCCTTTGTGGTCTACATCAACAAAATATAAATTTCCCAACCAATCTACACAGGTCCAATTCAAAAACTTGCAAGTTTCTTCTAAAACCTCTTTTAATGTCATCGCCTTGTCGTCCTCGTCAAAGAAGTTTTGTTCGCTGATCGTTAACTCCTTTAATATGTTTGATTCTTTATTATAACTAGATTGATCTTTAGCGTACACATGAGGAATAAAGACGGAGGAATAACACCCGCGAGACTCAGATATGAACATTTTTAATAACTCCCAGATGCTTATAAAACTTCTAGTATCACTCCTACCCTGTTTATAATTGATATATTCTAGCGTACCCATTGCAGAAATACAGTCTATTTCTAGCTCGAATTTGGTAGATGTATAATCCTGCGTATAAAGTTCCGGTTTTACAAATCCCGTCCAAACGATGTCATTTTCACGTTTAAAATTCACCCTATACTGTTGATACCCGGTAGAATATAAACTTTGCAAATAATCACCACCCACAACACGAATCACCGCTTTTGAGAATCGAGTAGGAACATACAAGAAATCTTCGTCCTCAATCGAAACAGAGAAAGGAGAGCTACCACTACCGACCAACTCAACAGAATCGCCCGTATAGTTTTCCTTTTGTATTTCAATCAAATAAGAAACTTCCTTTCGAGATTTGAAAGGAAGTGTGTATATTGTACCGTAGTTTACCATAGTCTTTTACCAGTTTTCTTGATGTGATTATGTAATGCTAAAAATATGCGATCTCCTTTTATTTCAACATCGCTATATAAGCGAATATCATCGTTTCCACTCGGTGTAATTTTCTGCGATAGCGAACCGTATAAACCTGAATTAAGCATACGAAACAGGTTACTTTGCTGCGATCCGTTCAATATCATTTCGCCGCTATTCAATAAAGCCGGAACCTTATCACCTGTAAACGATGTGCCCGGAACAATACCACCCGTTGCATACTTCGGCATACTTGACATAGCGGCAATAATAGCAGCAACACCCGCCAAACCTAGAGCAATACCGACAAAGGGGATTCCTGCGTGAGCTTTTAAAACCTCACCCCCTGCTGCCGACATATTCGCGATTGCACTTTTACGCGCCGTTTCCGCTTCTACCTCATTTGCACCCGCCATTTCAAGTATCTTCGGAATAGCTTGCCCGACAGTTGACAGGAAACTAACTCCCCATTGCAGGACGGAAGCCGTATTATCATCGAATAGACCCGACATACTCCCAACGACTCCACTAATATTTGCAAGCGATTCGGCATACTCTTGATTCAAGTCTATATCTTCTTTTTTAAAGAGTGGATCATGCTTAGGTAACTTAAAATCTTTTCCAGTCTTCCCATGTGTCGGAACTTTATCGTATGTAGGCTTTATAGGAATCGGCAAGGCGCCGTCTTTCATTTCGCCGTGAGCAATTTTGAACGCCTCCTGATCGACTACAAATTTGAGTTTGACCTTCTTTTGTTCTAGCTCGTTTATCGTTGCTTGAATCGTTGCACGCGCTTGCATGTCGGTTTCAGCAATCAGTTTTTTGTTTTGTGCTGCCAACTGAATATTTATCGCTTCAATACTATTGCCGCTTTCCTCTATTTGCAATTTTATTTTTTTTCGTTCTAGTTCGTTGATAGTAGCTTTAATTGTCGATTTTATTTGTACATCAGTCTCGGAAATAAGTTTTTTATTTAACTCTGAGATTTTAGTATCATACCACGCAATGGAATCTACTTTGGGAGTTTCTTTAGGAGTTGAACCTTTTAAACTATTTTGTAGCTCTAAAGTACGTTTATCGAAATCGTACATACGTTTCTTTAGATCATACGTATACTCGTAATTTTTTGTCATTTCTATTCGATTAGCATCATTGTCCTGATTGAGAAAATTCTGCTTTTCGAGTTCTGCGTTCTGCTGAATAAATATTCTTTTTTGTGTTTCTAAATCTTGAAGTTTTTGCCGCATTTGCATTTTAGTTTCTCCGGTAAATTCATTAGTATCACCTTTTGTGGAGTTGATTTTGCCTCGCATTAGATTCATTTGCTTATCATACTCTGATAGTTGCTTTTGATAAGCAGTAAGAGCACTTTTCTCCCTTCTTGTTGAAAAGTCATTATTATTAATAGATATATATTTATGTATATCATCAATATTGAAATCTTTGCGTCCTGTTCTAGTATTCAAAGATTGTATCAATTCTTTTTCGGCACCTGATAACGTATCGTCTACATCTACTTTAAAATTATCTTTTAAAGATTGGAGACTTTTAAAAGCGCTTTCGCGTTCTTTACGACTTTTTGTAGTATCTCTAATTATTGATTCAAATTTGGTAAACTCAGCTTCAAACACCTTGTTATTAAATCCCATAGATAACTTAGCATCGGCTAATGAATCACGCAAGGCAGATAGATTCTTCATATTAGAGATGGTGCTTAATATACCATTATTAAAAGCTTCGAAACTTCCAGACGATAATGATTGAAAGAATATATCAACAGTTCCTTTGCAAGCATTTAGAGTATTATCAAATTCATCACTGGTTGATTGAGTGGAACGAATTACTTTCATGAAAGACTCACCCGCCCCCATGGCTAGTCCCACTCCAGCAGCAAATTTAGCTATTCCAGCCCCGGCAGATTTAGCCATATTGCTAATATCACCCTGAAAGCGATTTACACTACCTTTTGACTTTTCCAAATTCGCGTCGAAGTCATTCGTTTTAAGTAATAGTCGTGTTACTATATCAGACATCTTTATTCGTGTTTAATTGTGATTCAAATGCTTTCGCTTTAGCTCTAAGCCGTTTCATATCCTCGTTAGTTACGCTAGTATCTTTCTTCTCTTCTTCATCCCACGGGAAGCGGAGTATGTCGGTTTGCTTTAGTGTCTTTGTGCTATTCGATTGTGCTATAATGTAGCCTAGCAATCTAGTTTGCTCCCATGACTCGCGATTGCGTCGATTCAATCCGTCTAGAAACGATTCGACCTCGATAAAGCTCATTTTATCGAGGAAGTAATCGGGAGCGATCCCGCCCTCTCCGACAACACGCGAATAGAGTTCGCGGATACTTACTGCTTTTTCTTCCGCGTCGTCACCTTCTTTTTTTTTACGTCATTTCCTGCCGATTGCGAACGTAGTTTGATCTCATCCAAAAGAAGTGTTTTAAACTGATTGAATAATGTCAGATCGCTTTCGCACGAATCTATAAACTCGTCAAATTCCATTGTGAACGATTCGTTATTTGCAAGTAGGAACGAATAAAACAAAAGAAATTCGTCTATCATTTTACCGAATTGGAACGGATAGCCGGATAGATTTTCAAAGATAAAAAATGCTCGAAGCGAGTATTTTAAGACGAAGTCCTTTCCGTTAATTGATATTGTTTTCATTGAATAGTCGTTTAGAGGGCGGCGTTTTGCCGCCCATGATTACTTACTAGCGGGTACGGCAGTTTCTTTTTTAAGCGGTCCCGTACCTTCAAAGCTAATTGAAAAAGTCGCTTTATCTCCATCCGGCGCGTTCGCTTCTAAAGAAGTTATTACAGCCTTTCCAGTATAGGAACCGGGTGAAAGCGTCCACCCTGCTACGGGCATTTCGTTTTCATTCGCATTAGCTATAACTCCAAAATTCAGTGTAATAGGTTTATGCTCAATGAACAAGGCAAACAACTTATCGTAGCTATTCGCATCAGCGTCAGCACTAAACAAGTTATCACTCGAAGCGTTCCAAGATAATTTTTTAATGTCCTTTTCCGTCCAAATGCCAGAATCTTTACTTTGCGTGTCGATAGTTTCAGCCGACAAACCTAATTTGCAGGAAGTCGCCAAAGCTAGCGCCTTAGCCTCTACAAATAACATTAGGTCTTTTCCTAATACTGCTTTTGCTTTACTCATAATTTTAATCGTGTTTTATTTGTTAGTTATTCTGTTTTAAAAAAAAATACGAGACGTTGAATGAAAGTATCTTCAATAAAATCTTCGTCTGCACTCATTAACTTTGCGTCGATCACATCGAAACTGTCGTAGCTTCCTCGCTTATTCTCTAATGCCTTGCGCACTTCTTCCGCGATAGTAATAGAGTTCAGATAATTGTCGCTAGCTACAACGACCTCAACCGAAACAGCATCCCCGGTCCCGTAACGATCTTTTGTATACTCCGGTACTAGAGAGCTACGTTTGTAGATTACGAACGGAAAAGATGTTTCCGTTTTGGTTGAGATCGCATAGATTTTATCAGTAACCAACTTTGCCAACTCCGTAGAATCGCTTAGTCTCTTATATACGTGTGCGCCTATTGATAAACTCATTTCTTTTTATTTACTACTTTCATTATAGAATCAATAATATTTTTCTCTAGTGAGTTTTCCGCTTCCTTCTGTTTCGATTTAACCGCGTTGGAAAAGAAGTGAGAAGCATTTATAGTACCTCTATAAGCTGCTTTTTTGGTAACGCGCTTTTTATTAGTCCAGAAACTTCTAGTACTAGATTCTTTCGTAAATCGTTCCTTCGTTCCAGATTCGAACCATTTTAGCATATAAGCGCGCGATCCTTTTTTTCTCCGGTCTAATAGATCAACACGCGCACCGGACGCATTACGGTAAACAGCTATGTTTATTTCGTTCTTTAGCGGTTTAAAAGACACGCTATTTTTAGTACTCCCAAACTCCGCATCCGTAACGGCAGAAACTAAATTCTCTTGCGCCTGTTTACGGATGATAAGAATAGATTTTCTTAATGCCGATTTGATCGCTTTCTTTGCTTCATCGTCATTTAAACGGTCTAGCAATTCGTTTACCTTTTTCGCGTCCACTTCGACGCGATATAAGTTCCGTCCGGTGTAGTTGTCATTACTCATTGATTACCTCCGCTTCTATAACCGTTGCCTGTTGCTTCCGGTCGTGATTGATAGATAAAATCTTATATTTCTGCCCGTCGTATTCGATCCGCATTTTAGCGTTAATCTCTTTACAAATACGGATCATTATCGTATTTACGGTCGTATTATAGATTTCGCCGTTAGCCTCCTTTCGTGCACCAGACTTAAAACGGATATACGCACGCTTATCGAATACTTTCACCCAACTTTCAGATGTACCGCCCAAGTTATCGCGTTTTGACTCGCTACGGTAAAAAGCGATCATTTCGTTTAATAACCCCGCTTGCATTATGTGTACCGTTTTAAAGGTTGCAACAATAGTTCTACATGTCCCGGAATAACTTGCGGAGTAGCAAATGTTACCGATTCGCGATTTGCGTAGTAATTAGCTATAAGTATGCGGATCGCGTGCCAGATACGACGGTCTATTTTTCCATCCTTTACAAAACCTTCCAACGGAGCGTTTAAATACGCCTCTATTACAAGTTGAACAGGTTCAATAAGTTCGGTTATATATGTATCGTCCGTATCAAAATCAACATTTAAATGTTGTTTGAGTTCTTCGAGTGTTACGTATTGTGGCATAATTATAAGTATGAAAAAAGGCTAAGGCTATGAAGCCAAAGCCTTTTCGTTTTTAAGTAGTTAGTAGTGTGTTATGCTTTTGCAGCTTTTGCAACCGCTTTCTTCTTCGCGATTGCGAATGCCTCTGGGCGAGCTACAACAATGTCATACTTTGAGTTTAGCGTAAACTTCGTTTCGTTAGTGTCTGCTAGAGTCACATCGTCAATAGTCATTCGAATTTTTCCCCATTGACCGATACCAACGTTCGAAAAGACACCGAAGCCGAGTTCATCCGCACCCATGTAATTAGTCATGTACACCGGATAGCCATTCATCATCCCGTCTTTAAGAACCATTTCGGGAGAACCTTTTTCAATGCGTGTAGTTTTTAATTTACCGCACATTTTCGGACTGCAAATATATGCTGCCGTTCCGTCAGTAACATCTACGTTTTCATCCATTACTGCGGTTTCTAGCGCTACAACGTCCTCGAATGTGGGAGCAACTTCATACTCCACTGTCGGAGAATCTTTCACAAACACACCTTTTGAGGCAAGTCCCTGCTTTTCTCCGGCAAACATAATCTTATTCAATGTACGAGCAGTTGACAAAGACAATTGTTTAACGGTGACATCAAACAAAGCATCGTTTGTCTGATCAATTGCGTCGTTAGACAATGGGATAGAAATACCCAAACGCCACGGATGCGCCTTTAAATTACCAATATCCAGTTTTGTCGGATTTATTTTGGTGTTCTCGCCTTCAATTGTAGCTTCTACAGCCGCCAATGTCGGAAACATCAATTCGCCAATCAAGCCGTATTGCATCTTAATACCCAACTTATTAATGATAAGCCCCTTTTCAAGCGGTTCGATAATATCACCGATTGTTGTCGGGATCATCGGAGCGGCATCGGTTGAACTTGTTCTCACAGGATCACCCTCCGCACGCATAGAGAAATTAAGCCCCTTTGCATCAGCAAAATTCCCGTATTCTTCCAAAGAACGATGATTACAAACGTCATATAAAGCCTTTGCAAAGATAGCTCTTTTGTTTTCCGGCAAAATTGCAGATTTGCTACTTTCCAGACTTCTAAGAGTCTCGTCAATAACGATCTGATTTTTACGAGTCATTAACTCGTTGAATTTAGTCTGCTCTTCGTCTGTCAGACTTCTTTTTTCTGTTTTTGCTTGTGATAACAGATTTCTCATTTGCTCTTTAAGCAGAGCTACTTCTTCTAGTTTTGTCATGTCAAATAAATTTTTCTAAGTTTTCTATTTCGGATAAATAATCACTATTTGTGTCACCATTAAGAAGCTGTTCTATATTTTCAAGGCTTCTAACTGTTACATCTGTACCAAAAAAGGCAGGGTCTGAAACAGGAGAAATATCAGATATATAATCAATCTTATGCACTGTACGCAACAGCATCCCATCTTTCATTGTATATGAAACTTTACTTTTATCCTTATCATCAGTATAATAAGCGAAAGACGATCCGAATATGTCTCCCCGTTTTATCATTTCATAAGCAAAATTCCCGTCGCTAGTACATGGAGCCTCGAATCGGTACTTTAAACCATATTCATCAAAATTTAATTCGAGTGATCCCGAACCGTAACGGCATCTAGCCAAAAGCCTACGTTTATCGTGTTCTAGTACCGCCTTTATATCGCATCGGGTTATAAGTTCTTCGGTTGCTGCACCATGTTCGATAACCTCAATAAAAAAGCGTTTCCTTTCCTCGTCATACATCACACGACTTTCTTTCCCAAAAACAACAGCGTACCCCTCAATAACTCTACCCTCCGATAATTTAGGCGCGCCTAGCTCTGTAAAACTCCTTATTTCCATTGCTTTTTACTCTATGTTTTTTCGTTTGTTTTTGGTAGCTCATCTTTTTCGCTACTAATCTCACCTTTAATCTTAGGAGAGTCAATCGGAGCAACATTACAGGACATAAACGCAATGTCACCGCCATTTATAGGCGCTTTATCTTCACGGCATACACGCCATTCGTTCACCGTTGACACGCCGTATTGTATCTCCTTCTCCATACAAGCCGTTTGTGTGGCTATATCTGTTTTATACAAGGCTTTACGGTCAAATTCTATTTTATAGATACCAGAAACAGTTCTAGGTATCAACTTTGCGTTAAATTCAGCCTCGATCCGACACAATATAGGATCGAGTGTGTCAGACAAGAACGCGACTTGACTCATTTCGGAAGCCTTGTAATTGGTAGATTGTCCGGCAAATACCTTGTCTGGGTGAACACCATAAAAACGGCAAATATCAAATACGGAAAACTTTTTAGTTTCTAGTAGCTGAGCGTCAGCCGGAGTTATTGAAAGTTGTGTAAAAGTCATGTCCTCGCTCACGGAAGTTATATCCCTCCCGTTATTAAAGTCTTTTTCCACTCGGTCCGCTACGTCGGAAGTCTGTTTATCGCCAACAGAAGAAAGTCCCTTTCCCCCACCTTTGACACCAGAAATAATACCTTTAATCTTACTCCCATTCTGAAAAGTACGCAAACTCTGATTATCAGCACTAGCAGAAACCGAAAGAACCGTGCTTGCATACGTGATCGTGCTAACACCTGTATACCCACCATCGAGACTCTTATTTTTCAGATGGATAATACTTTCAGCCGGATAAGTACCGTATATCCTATTTATTACATCACAAATAGTATATTCGTCTCTGTATATATCGTATGTAACAGAGTTATTTGAGCAAAGTATTAATTCTGCCGTATCTCCGAACATTCTCTTGATAAAGATATATGAATTACCACGATTAACCATTTGAATAATCGCATTGCATATTAAGTCGTAACTGTTCATGCGCTTATTCGGTTTTTTAGTAAGCAGATAATGCAACTCGTTTTCGGCATCTACCTTGTAGTTTCCGGCATCTTCTTTACGTTTGATGTATAGCGGCAGAGAAGCAATAGTACCAGAAAGAATATCGGTACATCTAAACGCAGTCGATAACCGCATAGCCTGTTCGGGAGACTTTACCGAAACTGGTTGTTCCCTAGCTGTTTTATCTCTAACTTCTACTATTTTTTCCTCTTCGGACGGTAAAGATCGTTTTTCCTCTCTGTTGCGTCCTATTCTTAAATTAAGTTCAAATGCCATAGTCTTATCGTGTTACTCGGTGTAATTATTGAATAAATGAAATGTCATTAGGTTTGTTATCGTCGAATCAATTTTTGCGTTATGCGTTTTCTTGACTGGCTTTTTATTCATATTCCTATCTTCGTCTAGCACTGCATTTGAGAAGCAGTACGGCGTAATAGGGTTCGGATCGAATGTGAGTTTATTTCGATATAAGGCAAGTTCAAACGATTCTATCGGACTCGTAAACGTCCCGTATGTCTGTTTGACAGGCTTAATATATTCGCTTGCACTACCGACCGAATAAGAAAGTAGATTCACAAATTCAGCCGATTTATAAGGGTCATAACCAATACCCATAATTTGCAAATACTTCGCCCGTGATAATATATCGTTTACTATTTGCTGATAGTCGATAATATCGCCATCACAAAGAATCAAATACCCTGCTTCCGCCCAACCTTCGTAGAGTTCCCGATTCGGATGATCCTTTAAAGCTCCTTTCGGAAAATAGTAATCCGTATGCGAATGAAAAGAGCCGCCTTCTTTCGAATAGATATTATAGGTAACCGTAGAAAAGTCGTCTCGAACGGATAAATCAACCGCCGCCATCGTAAGCGGATAAGTACCGATATTCTCTATGCTAATACCTTTGAATCGTTCTTCGATCTGCTTCGCCTCGATCCATTTCGTTGTCGAATCAACTGCAAACACATTAAGTAACTTCGTCCGAAACTCCAATGCGTCCGGCGCACTGTATAAAGCCTTTTGATAGGCGTCTATATAAAAATCCTCATAAACAGTTATACCCATGTGTGGCTGAACCTTTCGCCATGTCGCCGGGTCCCCTTCTTCGTCGTCTATATCCGGTTCAAAAATGTGCGCAAATATCGAATCGTTTTCGATCTCACCGCGTAGGATCGCTTTATACATTTTCAGCATCTCCACAAACGGTGCTGTTTCTTTGTCAGAGGCGGTCGTAATTACTACGGTTAAAGGGTTGAGCCGTGCACCCATTGAGGACGTTAAAACGTTCTTCAACGCGGCGCTATCGGCTTGTGAATACTCGTCTACTATTACCATGCTTGCGTTAAGTCCGTCTAATTTATCCGGGTTAGAGGCAAGGCAACGGGCAAAAGAGGTTTTTCCCTTTATGCGGTTATATATGATTTCTCGATTAATTTTGAAGTGTCTAAACTTCGGATCGAGAGACTTTAAAATATTACGTATTTCGTCAAAACAGACTTTCGCTTGATTGTATGAGTTTGCGGCTACATATGTTTGTGCGTTCGCATCACCGAACAACAAATCGTTAATCGAAAGACTCGCTACACTTGTTGTCTTACTGAATTTACGCGGGACGAATAAAAGAGCTTCACGAATTAAGCGTTTGTTTGTGCCGGGCTTATAAAACGCTAAAATATTAGAGAACTGAAACACCTGTATCGGAGTCAGTTTGTATCTAGTCTTTCCCTTTGTACCGGAGAATTTCAAACGCTCGTAGAACGTGACGAACTTCTTTACTTCTTTGATCTGAAATTCGTATTTATCGAGGAATACGAAGAAGCGTCGAACGGCTAGTAACTCATAAAGATTGTGCGCGTCTGGATTATTAATGCAGCCTTTTATGTACACGTTTAACCTTTCGTCTGCCTTGCCTAGCTTATACGAATCAACGTCGATGTTTTGCAGATCGGAGATAACCGACTGCTTTAATTCTATCAGTTTGTCTCTAGTCTCCTTCTCCATCGCGATCTATCTTATCTACCTCGTTTATTAAGTCGTTCACCTCGTCATCGTCAGACGCGGACAAAGTTTGTAGTGTCAAGCCAAGTTCCCGCAACTGCTTACGAGTAACTTCGAGCGCATCAAATAAAACTTTGAAAGCCGGATGCGCCACGAGCTTCTTATTTCCTTCGCGAGAAACTTCCGTAACAAACGAACGTTTCTTCTTTGCTATGTCATTGAGAGCGATCTTAAACGCAATGTAAGAACCTGCGCAAAGAGTTATACACAAATCCAAATCAGATGTGTATGTTCCTTGCGAGTTCATCGCGGCGCGAATCTTTTCTTTTATATCGTCTAAATCACTCATTTTTATATGCGTTTTTGCATATATGAAAAGATCGCAAGTATTTGGTAGCGCGGAAGTTCGAGAAGAAAAGCTCACCCCCAACGAGCACCCCCTCATTTCAAAAATTGCTCGCGCGTGTAAAAACAGGGTGAGGTGGGTTTCGTGTATCGCGTTAAAAAATAAAAAAACCGCCCCCCTCTTGACGAGGTTGAGCGGATAAAATGTAAATAAAGAAAAATGAAGATGTTATTTTCAGCTATTAAATGCTTTTTCGTAGTAATTATCTATGAATTTTTCAAATTCTTGTCTATATCGACATCTATGTGAACTACGCCAATATTTCTTAATAGACTCATTTTCTAACAATTCTTTTAGCCAGTTCAAGCCCGAATTATTGAGATCATTCTCAAATTGAAAATAAGATAACTGTGAAACATTCATAACCATTTCGATAAAAGCAATTTCTCTTATATCGTCATCGTTGATATTTCTAGACTTCAATAAATCAAAGAATCCTTTATTGCTTATAAGCTTTTTTAGTTCGGGTCTTTCAATTAAAATCTTATCCATTTCCATAAACATTTGATATCTATTCTGGAATGCTTGCATTTTTAAATCCTTCCGAAACCCTTTAATCTGGCTTCTTGCATACCAAACTCCTAAAGCAGCAACAAATATTCCTAATGCTGTTGCTATTTTAGATATTAAATCAACCCAACACAAGAAACAATCCCAATGAAATCCTAAAGTTAAATAAGTATTCATATTATTTTCTTTATTCGAAGTATTAATAATGAAGCAAATATAAAATATTCTCACAACTAATTAGCTTAGAAGTGAGAATATTTCAATCATTAAAGAAACTTTTCTACAAAACGTTCTGTCGCTCGCTTGTTATTTGCCTGTATCGCCTCTTTCGAATGGCTGAAAGCGCACCGATGTATCTCAGAGTGGCACGCATGGCAAAGGCTTTGCAAGTTATTATAGTCAAACATTAGTTGCCTCATTCCGAGTTCATGCGGTACGGATTCAACAGGTGTCTTGTGATGCACTTCCGTTGCGAGTGTGCTTAGATCGTTCGCCTCGCACACTTCACAAATCGGATTGTTTCGTAGTTTCTCGGCTCGAAGCTGTTTCCATCGAACCGAGTTAATCATCTTAATGTAATGCGGGTTTCTGCTCATAGTGCTTCGATCCTGTCTAGTCCGTTAATGAGCAATCTAATCCGAGCGCAATCTCCATCGCATCGAGTCGATTGCGTTTCTTGTTTATGTATCCGACTCGCACAACCTTTGCAATTCTTTGACGGGCACATTTGTTTATACACTTCGATAGCTTGCCACCTCGTTTCCTCTCTCTGTATCCGTGCCGCTTCGATAGCGACTTTTCGGATTAAGCCACGCGAGCGGATGCGCTCGTTTGTGGCTTGTTCAATGTACTGTTTCACTTTACTCATTTCACCGTGTTATTTTTAGGTTTGTAATTCCACCCGTTTAACTTATACACTTTACGTCTCGCTTCCTCTTGCGTTATCGCATCATCTACCTTCGTCGCTGATCCGTCCGGCTCTCTCTGATAAATACTAAAGTGACGGAAGCGAGGCGAATAGTAGTACTTTGGTTCATTCTGTGTTTGATTCATTTTTTCTTATTTTGAGTCTTTTCAAGCTACATCGTTAATACTAATTTCTCCTTTCAAAACTCGTTCTACCTGCCGATCCATTATTTCTTGAAATTCTATTTGGCAGATAAGTGAACAATCTGGTATAATCTCTTCTACTAAATCACCCCGCCATGTTGGTAGTTCATCCAAGAAGATGCGTCCGTCCTTATCTTTCAGACACGTTGCCTCTACATCACGTTCAATTCTCGCCATCCGATCAAATATATCTGGAAAGTCTTTTCGTATCTTATTCCAGTATCCCATGCCACCTTTAACACATCCAATGCAGTTGTTATTATTATAACCTAAACGATACATAACGGGAATTTTAATTCCTGCTTTCCAAAGTATACCCATAGCCTCCGGTTTTGTTATTTGTCGTTCAATTAGAGGAAATAATGGTTTGGTATTCGGATATTGTTGCTTCAATCGGATTGCCCGGTTTATCTCTTTCGAATCGTAATCGAATCCCCAAACTTGTCCGTCCCAGTACCGCAATTCCTTTTCCAATTTATACCGAACTTTCTTTTTCAGTTCAAGGGTACAAGCAGCACCATGCGCACCGTTGATAAAACCTCTCCTTAAAACGTCAGCTACACAAGTGTATTTGTCGCTTCGGATAGTGTGAATCGGTTGACCGTACCACTTCTCGCAATCAGCAAGAAATCTGGCATTATCTGGATGCCCAGAGCCAGTCTCAATGTAGTAGATCTGTACATCTTCGTACAAACTCAATGCTATTTTACAAGCAACAGCGGAAGTTACTCCGCAAGAAAACCATGCTATTATCATAATATTTATTTTATATTTATATATTTGTAAATTCAAAAAAGATGATATTAAACAATGAAAAATCAAGTTTTCAATTCTTGGGAGATAATCAATGAAATGACAATCATTAAGAAAGCTGATTGGAGTTTCTTTAAATACAATGGCTCTGGCATTCCTAAAGCAACCAGAAATTATTGGAATATCAATAACTTATCATCTGGAGAGAAACTACATATCATTTTAAATTATAAAGGGGTAGAATATGAATCATATATTGTTATAGATAAAACAAGATTCCAGAGATCACAGATATTTTGGAATTCAGATTTAGGAAATATCTTTAAGCAACTATATCCAAATTACAACAACAAAAATGATTTAGACTACCCGTTATTACAATTCAAGAAAATATCTGACACATATTACATTATATCTTTTGTTAATGAAATAAATGATGATTATCTATTCTTACCGCCTAACTATTCAAATATAGAAGGAAGAAAACTATATTTTCAGTCCACACGTTATGAGAGAGACGCCAAATTACGGCAACAAGCTTTGAATATTCATGGATATTCATGTTTTGTATGTGGATTTAACTTCTTTGAAACATATGGAGAAATTGGACGTCAATTTATCCATGTACATCATATAAATCCACTCTCCCAAATTGGTGAACAATCCGTAAATCCAATTACAGATTTAGTTCCTGTATGCCCCAATTGTCATTGTATGATCCATAGAGATAAAAAACATATTCTAACAATTGAAGAATTGAAACAAATGCTCAAAATAAATGGAAAATAAATATTCTTCCGCACATATAAGAAGTTCATCATTTTTTCTTTTTTAGTCATTGATAAACTCATCCTCATTTTCCCCTATCTCGTTTTTTACAGGTTTCTTCACCGGAACTCGGATCGCCTTTTCTGTAAACTTACTCGATAGATACTGTTTCGCTTCGATCCAACTTGAAAAGTGCAAATCTGGATCAGTGTAAAGTGACAGGATCGTTTCGTTTAGTTTGTCGAGTGCTCCGTATGAGCTTGAATTTATCGTGCCGTCTAAAGGTGAAAACTTGGCAACTAAGCCGTTATAATTCTCTGAAACAAACCGATCTATATACTTTCGGTTTCGTTCATTTGCTGCGACGGGGTCTACTGATACGTCGTGCAAATAGTTTGTGTTTGATAGTTTTCTAATCATATTAAAATCCTTCTAATCGTTTTTGTCCGTGCATTTCGTCCACCTTGTACTGTGGTAGTTTCCGTTTTGGTTTTACATACTCGAAATGTCGTTCAGCTTCTGATAGATCATAGAACATTTCTTTGATTTCGTCCGGTAATACTTCTTCGTCGTCATCGTCGGGCATCGGATCAGCAACTCTGAGAAAGCAGCCTAAAATGTACTGCATGATCTCGTATGTACTCTTGAAATGGTAGTCGGTTTTGATCTTGTCCAGTCGCCGCCATTGGTCCAGATCAACGCGAACCGGAATTTTCTTGAAATAGACGAATTTCTTTTTTCTTCTTCGCATAGTTTCTTTATTTTAATTATCTTCTACTAGCTCCATTCAAGTCCAAAACGTTGAACATCTCGTTTATTCGGTCCGCGATATACGCACCGTAAATAGTCTGTATTTCCTTGATCGTTAGATTTGTCGTTACATGGGTTATCGCTTCATGTCTCAACTCGTACCGACATTGAAAAATATACTGCATCACGTTCAACTCAGTGCCGAAATACTTCGCCGGGATTGGTTCTCGTCCTAGTTCATCGAAACAAATCATTCGCGGCGCACCGTTGTTGTACGTGTACAACTCTAGCGCATCCTTTCCACGCATTGAAAAGCTATTCGCAATGAAGGAAGCCGAGTCTATCCTAAAACCGCCGACTGGATAACCGCCCTTCGCTTTGCCACGTGTGAAATACCCGTATCGGTTTAAAATCTGCATGATAGTACTTTTCCCGGTCCCAATGTCACCCCTCAACAATAGCCCTTTGTTTGTATCTAATTTACCACGTCCTTCTGTATACAAAAAGAGTTGATTCATTAGGTTCTTATTGGAGTCGTCAATCTTAAAATCGGGACAAACATACTCGCAGCAGGCTTTAAACCATTCCGGGCGTTTCCCTATTTCTATCGGCTCATCATAATACGGTAGTCCGTATGATAGTATCGCCGCTATCGGTAGAGTTTGTTTGCTTCTTGTTTCCATATTCATTTTTATTGTTTTTCAGTTCAAAGAATCCCGCCCAATTATTTGCAATCGCTTCATTTATGATTTGAGATGCAATCGCCGGATTATCTTTGCTCAATTTCACTAATTTGCTGTAACACGCTTTAAGCGACTTTTCCGATTTGTAATTTTCCCGTCTGTCTTTTTTGTATTCAAGCCAAAGAATAAACGTCTCTAAAAACTCGTTAGATATAAAATCAAAATCTCCATGAGAGACTTTAGAGAGTATATTTTCGTTTGGTTTCTGTTTTAGTTTATTATAGTCCGTACTATTGGTAGTACTATTGGTTGTCTTATCTCCCCTCTTATCGGTTGGTTTATCGGGCGTATTATCTACCGTATTATTTACGGTAGTCATTACGGTAGTTTTAAATTCCTTCACAAAAGAATAGGAACTAACAACACGTCTACTTTTACCAGATTTATAATAAATCAATCCTGCGTTTATCAAAGACTCGCGAGCTTTTACAAGTGTTCTCTCGTTCACGTTAAGCGCAAAACAAAGTTCAATGTTCGAGCAATCGAAAACGTCCCTCCAATCTTCGCCGTTACAAATAGCCACTAATTCGTAAAATAGGGCTTGTTCGGTGGCGGTAAATCTGAAACGTCGTCTCGCTTTTCTCATCTTCTCAGTTAGCGTATATCCGTCTATATTCATCACACTTATAAAGTCTATCGCGCTACATAATAACTACAAATCCTTATCCCTATGGACCGCCCCACTTTAAGGACGGAGCAATAACAAATAAAGTTCTTTTCTTCTCCGCCGTTCCGACACGTCCGGCAATCGCTTTTTTGTACCTGTGTTGTTTTCTTCGCCATTTTATACCTCCTTTATTCTGATTCCATGAACGTAAAGCATGAGCTTCCGTTTGATTATATACTCCTTTGTTCGAACTCCTTTCGTATCCTCAACGACATACTCGCCATCTCGATAATAAACGAAGTCCGCGATATAGTAAACGCCTCGTTCTAGAAGTTCCTTTTTACGCAGCATCTTCCGCACTCCCTGCACTTCATAGAAACGATATTGAGGCGAAATAAGCTCGTATTTTACTTGCTCTTGCAATCCGGTTATAATCCCCTTCTTTTCGAGTAGTTTCAACTCCTTAGCGCGCCGATACTCCTTTTTAGAGTCGTATCCCTCTATCTTTACATTGTTATACTTTGCCATGTATTTATTTTGGTTTGTGAATGTGGATAAGCTCGGATTTGAACCGAGATTTGTCGCAGACCGCTTGCGAACGTCCGTCACGATCGGAACCAATTCCACGCACTAGGGTGGAGCGTTTACCAATTCCGCCACTTATCCGATTTGCCGGGACTTTCACCCGGCTTATTATTAGAATTTAAGAGAATCAGCCGTAAGGGAATCACATTTGTATACATGGTATCCATTGCCCGAAATACTTCTTAAAAAATAGACATTGCCTTTGGCATCTTTAACCAAATGGTTATTTAATCCATTCCGATCACACGAGAACAGGCAAAGAGCCATTAAAACAAACAGAATCTTTCTCATTTACTTTCTCCCTCCTTTACTCCATATGGGTAGACATCTACAATCGCCGTTTCTTTCAACGAAATCGAAGAATAATCCGCCATCGTTCCTTTCATACCTTCGTCGAGTTTCTTCATTGCGTCGTGAATGTCTGCGGCTTGTACCAGAACATTCGTATAAGTCCGCTTTTCTTTGCCGCTTACTTCGTCCGCCGTAATAAAAGCGAGTCGTCCGGCATACCATTTATCGGCAGAATCTTCTTCGCTTGTAAATATCTCGCTATAATGTGCGCGGGAAATGTCGGACACTGTAAACTCACCGGAGATAAACGGAGTCATTTCTTCGGTTATTCGCGCTTCTGCTTCGGTAAAACTCAGCGCATCGACTAAATACGGTTCTGTTACTTTCTTTTGCATTCCGTTTTCCATTACTTTCTCGTAACGGATTTTTGTTAAAAACCAATTGTGCATAATTTCGTGTTTATTAAAGTGTTTATAAAAAATGTGATTAATCGTGTTGCGTTAGTGTTGTGACGGTTATTTCTTTGTCAGTTTGCGTATTTCTTTCCGTAGCTTATAAATCTGATTCTTCACCGGGACGCTGTTTTTCGCGTCCGGCTTTAACGTCTCGATCTGTAACTTCAAATCTAATATTTCCTTTGCCTTATCGACGCAACCGAGGAAGTCTAGACCGGAACGAATAGATTCGTCTATCATTTCACTAGCTAACCGGATACGATCATAGAGCTTCTTTATGTTTTCTGCATGATCAGCGCGATTCATTTCAAGTATCCGACCGTCGTTCACGTAGCCGTCATAAATGACGTAATACAGTTTGTCTACGTCCGGGCGACCGAGGAAATGACCGAGGAATTGCCAGTAGTACTCGTCCTTTTCGTCGATGGTATTCCCGAATTGCAAAGATTCGATTTTACCCTGCGACATCGGACATTTGATTTCGCCTAGAGCGATAACTTTCCCGTCGAATCCATACACATAGAAATCGGGTGAATCCCCGAACCCTTCGAACGGTTCATTGAAAACGATGTCGTAAAAATCGGTTGTACACGACTTGATCTCATTCATTAGTTGGGTCCTCACCCACTCGACCGCTAGCGGTTCGTTTTCGTGTCCCCAATCAAACGCTTTATTACTTCCGTTTTCCCGTATCGTCCCGGTCCTGCGTTCGTATCGTACTAAATACATCGCATCAAACGCACCCTTACCAAACGGACAACCTTTGCCCGCTTTCATTAAATCGGGAAGCGTAGAGGCAGTTATTTTGCCTCGTCTCCTTTCCTTCCATTCGATTTCTTTTTGCTCACTTGATTTCATGTGCTACTAATTCTTTGATTTGTTCTTTTGTTAGTTTGTATTTCATTTGGACTTGCGCAACTGTATAGCCGCCCGCCAATGCGTCTAGAATGTTTTTCCAGATCGCCGATCCAGTTTCAACCGTAGGCAATGAGTTTTCAACTTTCGGGATGAATGGACGAATACGGAGCGAATCAACCTTTTCGCCGAAAGCGTCTACCATTACCGCGCCTATCTGAATTTGCTTGTTTATCCATTCCTCGAAATTCGGTGTTTTGAAAATCTTCGTCATAGTTTTGCAGTTCGTCCGATTGAGGATCATCGGTTTTACATTCTCAAAGAAGTAAGCGACGAAGCATTCTTCTTTCTTTCCAGACGCACCGACTACCTGTTCTCTTTTCGTTTCACGGATGGTGAGAACTATATCTTTTCCGTCCGGTAGGCTGTAAGCGCCTAGATAGTCATAATTGAATTGAGTTTTCCAATGTGTCATAATCGTGTTGTTTGGTTATTTAAATATTGCTTTCAGTATGGAAACGAGAATAATTACAGTTATCAAAATAGCTATGGGAATCCATAAGGGAGACGTTACCCACCACCAAGACCAATTAATACAATTTGTGAGTTTCAATACAATGAAAACAATAGTAAGAAGCCCGCAAAAACCAATTTCACTACCTTTCGAGTTATTATTTGTACCCATATTCATATACAGTTACCTATACACCGTAAGGTTTTATTGTTTTGTTTAAAAATTATCCGATCCACCTTGATAAAGCGACTCATAACAGCGAGCGCAAACAGTGATTATTTTCGTACCGCGTCTACCGCGTTCATACGTTTCGACTTCTATTTCGATTTCTTCGCCCGGTTCGATTTCTTCGCCGCAATCTTCGCAAGTTAGAGTATCAGCAGGACATGCGCCTAGCACCGTACACATTCGACAGTTACCGATACATTGATGATTCGCCGCCATGTCTTTTTACGTTTATATAGTTACAGACTAGCACGTAGATAACCGTTATAAATACGATCAATAGTGCGATAATTAATTTGCCCGGCTCCGGCTCGCCTTCTGCGAGGCTGCACGCTGAAAGCATTAAGATAATAGCGGCGGGACTTTGTTTTAGTGTTAGCATGATGTTTGTTTTATACTACCTTATTACTTTGTATGAATCTATCTATACTCGATAAATCGTACCAGATCATTTTTCCAAATTGAGAAAAAGAAATGAGAGCTTTTTCCCGTAACGTTCTCAAAAAATCATCCGAGCATCCTATATAGGATTTTGCTTCATCTTTACTAAGCCATTTCTTTACTATTGGCTCAACTTTTCCGGTCACTCTAGTTCGTCCCATTGTCGTACTATTCTTTGCGTTCAACATAAATGTTATCTCCGTCGATCCAAGTTTTAAAAACCTTTCCTTCATCGGTTTTTAAATCGGATGCGGTCGTTCTCACTGATTTTCTGCGGTTGCGGGGGAAGTAGGTTTGTCGCCCTACTTCCATCGCTTGCAGTGTCGGTTTAATTGGTGTTGTGTTCATTGTCGTAATATTTATTTTATTAGCTTTGCATAAAAAAAGAGATGAATAATACAAAGAATCCAAAAGCGATTAACGCCGCTAAAAAGTACATTCAGTCCAAGGAGCAATATTTAAAAACTCGCTCAACGTGGTTTTATAATATATTAATTGCGGGGGCTGGTCTTCTAGGGGCTTTAGTAGCATTATCCAATAATAGCCAAGAATTTTACCCGGTGCGCGTCCTGTTTGTTTCGACCGTAATATTGCTAACACTGGGTATTCTAAGCGTAGCAATCGCGCTATACTATGATATTTTCCGGTCAAAACGCCGCCAACTGGAAGATTATAAACGGTTACAAAATATAGTCTCCGGTGCCAATACCGATCCCACTTCTTTAAAAGGTAAGTCGAAAACCTTTTTATTTTTCGACATATTGACTTATATATTCTTCTCATTATCATTCATTTCTTTAATAGTATATGTAATAGCGAAAAATCTCCCAGAGTGGTTTTAATAGCCCCGAAGGGCTACGGATTAATATTAAATCTTCTGATAACCGAATGAGTTCATAAACTTCTCCGCGCCTTTGAACGTTTTGAAAGTCTTGCTACTAGAAAGTGTACACGCTAAGAATCTTTGTCCGGCTGTTGTATTAATCAAGCTAACACAACATACTGTTTCGCTTCCTGCTTTTTTAAATTCTACGTCTCCGATCATTCCTGCTTTCATAATTCTATACTTTTATTTGCTATTTCTTGATTGATTGATTAACTTTGATGATGCAAAGTAAAGAAAATCTTGAATAATAAACAAATTTTTCTTGAATTATATTTCAATAAAATCTTTAACATATGAATATAGGATTAAAAATCAAAGAGTTGGCAAGTAAAGAAAATCTTGAAATCTCAGCAATAGCCGAAAAATTAGGTAAATCAAAACAGGCTGTATATGACATGTTATCAAAGCAAGATTTAAACACGTCAGTACTTCGTGAACTTTCAGTTATACTAAAAGTTCCTATAACGGCTTTCTTTCAAGAAAATGACGATTTAAATCCTGATAATTCCATTCAAGAAAAGCTTGAATTAGCCTATCAAGAAATAGAAAAGCTTAAAAGACAACTCGAAGAAAAGAGTAACCATCATCGCAAATCTACTCGTGTAGTCATTGAGTTAGATGTTGATAATGATGAATTTATAAAGATGGGATTAAAAGAAAAAATTGTTCAAATATTGGATAAATAACTTTATTAAGTATCGAATGAAAGAAACATATAGCGAAAAACTACCATACGACAAAAATACATTAAATATAATATTAGAAGATATTAGTCAACAGAAGAATGTTATGTATAATGCTCAATATGAGTATTTAGACAAAATGATGCGACAAGATCAATCTAATTTTATGGTTTCATTGGTAGTATCTGCAACATTAAATAGAGGTATATCGCTCATTGCTGCATATATTAATTTAGCTGAAAATAATAATTATCTAGCCGCAACATCTTTAATAAGGCTTCAAATAGATAACGCATTATCTTTGTATGCGATGTCTATAGTAGATGATATGAATGACTTTGCTAGACATATCATTAGTGGGAAAGAAATTAATTCTTATAAAATAGGACAGAATAAACTAACAAATGGCTTTTTAACTAGAACCATGGAACAGAGATTCTGCGGGATTTGCTCTTTATATAAGGAAATGTGCAACTTTATACATTTAAGTAATCGTTTTCTAATCCCTATTGCCAAAGTCGATAATAACAGAATGATTAATGTTTCTGTTGGTGAATATGATTTTATCAGTTTAAACGATAAAATATTAGTCTCGCTTAAAATGTTGAATATAAGTAAAGCATTGTCGTCCATATTAAATATTATTATAGACAAAGCTGCTAACGAAATCTCCGCCCAATAAACAAACATCATCAACCACTAAATCGAACTAAACATGAAAAACCGGATTAAATCATATTGGAGCAATTGTTTGTCGATCGCTGCGATTATATGTAGCGTTACTGCACTGATTAGATGTGAACCTATTACATTTACCGACTCATGGCTATCATGGGCAATAGGTATATCAGTGACTCTAACCAGTATAGGAGTAGTAGTTATATTAGGATATCAGATATATAATTCTGTCACTTTGGATAAAAGAATGAAAGAAATGTTCGACGAAAGAACAAATAAAGTGAAAGAAGATTTGTCTATATCTGCTGCTAGAGCTTCCGCCGCCACTCTATACCAAGCTACTGGCATTGGCATAAAAGTGGATTATGCAACTAAGGACTTTTCGGGTATGATAAGGACATTAAAAACTATGTTGGAGTATGCAATAAACTTAAATGATGCGGAAACATTAAGTGATATTGCTAGGCTTATTGTTAATTCATGGGAACTTATTAATCGGGAAAAATCGCACGATAAACGAGTGGATAGTACTCTTTTAGGTATTGCACTAGAGGTTCTGCCTCGGCTTTCCGCTTCTGACGTTCAAGTTCCTCGGCTTTTTGAGATGATAAATCAGATACAATCCGATAAATCAAATACACCCCAGAGCCAAAAATAAATATAGCAAGTGGCGAGAAAATCAATAATATTACAATGCCAGAAATCCATTCCATAAGATAAATTTTAATTGTTAATAAATAGATCGGTATTATTTTTTTTCAAATAAGATAAAGAAGCAGGAATAAAACTTTGCTCTCCGGTTCTGATATAATTATAGAGTCTATCTGATAATTCAAGCAAGGTCATGTCTTCCATATCGCGGAATCCCATAGTTTTAACCTGTTCTTTCTTGGCAAAGATTAATACAGCTTGCTCAACGCAAAATGTTCTTAGTTCTTCATCTGTCATAATAGTACTTTTTACTATTAGCCGGATAGATTAGAAACAGATAGCTTTAAATTCAAACGAATAAAGTTTGCTATTTTTGATTGATTGATTAACTTTGTAACGCAAAAAGTTCTTTGAAAGATTCGCATGCTATAAATGTATTCATAGATCATGGCATTTATTTTGATTTCTCAATGCAAATTTAATGCAAATGATTTTTAGATTATGGATAAAGGCTTGATAATCAGTGGGATTAAAATTAGGAAATTACGTCTCTCACGCATGTAATACGAGTTCGATTCTCGTACCCACTACTCTATTTTAGTTAGCCTCTTACATTGAAGTAAGAGGCTTTTTTTATTATGTTCATATCTCAAGAAATGGAATATAACGTAAAAGAATTGAAAAAGGTATTGATTGAACAATGCAAAGAAGAAGGTATTTATTACGCATTGATAGCAATCAACAAACAGACGAAAGAGATCGTTTTGCCACAAAGCCTTGATAACGCTTTAAATAATCCGGATTACTGCGTCTTTAAATGCAGGAAAGTGAAGGATGAATATAAAGTAGAAGAGGTAAAATAAGCATAATTAAAAAAAGAAGGATATGCTTATTGATATTGTATTAAGATGTTAAAAGATTTAATAATTATTTGAGCATTCAAAGTTTTTTCTGTAAAAGAATGTTATATCCATGTAAAACGATTGTGTTTCACATGGATACCCGCCAACAAATGAAGAAAAACGCTGCTTACTTACATTTCTTCACTCTGCTCGTACAATTCAAAGTAAGACTCTTTATCAATCCGCAGTCGGACTCTGTTTTCCCGCTTCTGACCGGCCAGGTTGATAAATAAATTGAAGTATAATTGACTAAAAGAGAGGTCGGAACGATCATAAGTGATATCGAATGTACATGTTCTTCGGAATGAATCGAAAGTTCCCAGCTTCATACCTCCCTTACACATAAAGACTTCGGGGAAATTCGCAGGCGGATAAGGCTGAAACAAGCTGGCCAGCTGCGCATACACATAATCGATCATCCATTCATCACCGGATACAAGCAATTCTCCTTTCAGACGAAGTTTGACTGCATATTTAGCCGTGACGTCCTGAGAAGTATAAATGGGGACCTGACTCTCTGATGGATAATTACCATCCTTATAGCCAAGGCTCATGGTCAGTTTTGATTTACCCACGCCGTTGAAATCCGCCACATTCAGATCTTTCTGTTGATTTTTCAAGTCAATCATAAATGTCAGTTTACCCAAAGTCGGGTCATTCGGATATTGAGCTATCGTATCCAGCACATAATCTTCTTCATTAAAACTCCGCGCTACCAATACATCCCCCTCTCCGACTTCCAACGCCGGACCTCCTCTTTCAATATCCACATCGCCTACAGGGTAATATATTGCATCATTATCTCTGACACAACCTGTCAGACAAAGCAGTAAAGCTGCTATTCCTATTATCTTATTCATTATCATATTACATCCTTATTTTGGAGACAAAGATACATCTTTTTTGAATCAACTTGATTTATATCAACCGTTTTTAGTACTTTTGCACATAACAAGACTATAATGAC